GAGTCGTTATCCGCTTAAACTTTAATTGTAAAGATACCCTACAGGTAAATGCCCAGACATCTTGTATTTGCAGGTGGTGGGCCGCGATGCTTGGCATTCATGGCGGCATTAGATGTACTACGCACAAAACAGTGTCTTAACAATGTAAAACACTTTTGGGGCAATTCGGCTGGCGCTCTTGTTGCAACAATGATGGCGTTAAAGGTCCCTTCACCTAAACTTAAACACATTATGGAGACCTTAAATTTTACTCGATTTCGAGATATTGATTTGAGTAATATTGTTTCATTTGGTGATAATTGGGGGCTTGATTCAGGAGAAGCTATGAAAAATACTCTTAGAGAACTACTCGAAGAAATTAAGCCGGGTGCATCACAATACACTATGCAGGAAGTTCCTGGTTTACATATTACAGCGGCCGACTTAACTGCTACAAAACCAGTAATACTTGATAGCACGACTTTTCCAACATTAAAATTGGTTGATGCATTACGAGCATCCACATCTATTCCTTTTTTCTATATTCCTTTTCGTAATCCCATTAATAATCATCTGCTTGTCGATGGCGCTGTTGCTTGTAATTTCCCATGGATACTATTGCCTTCTGACAAGGACAGAGCTGAGGCACTCGGATTTGATTTTACAATTGTCGACTATTCAAAGGCACCCGAATCGCTAAGCGAATTTGTCCCTAAAATTCTAAATTTTAGGGAGTCCTGTTGGGGCTCTGGTAAATTAAAACCCGATGGGCCTAATATTATTAGATTTAATGTTCGTGGATTTCCTGCATGGCACTTAGCTGTAAAACCCGAGGATAGAGCGGAACTATTTCAGATTGGAGAATCAACTATTAATTCTTGGCTTGCGGAATCTGGAAGCAAATGGCTGCTTACTTTACATACTGCTTCAAGAACGCCACAAACTGGTCCTGGGTGCGCGCCCCCTCAAACTCCTGGACAAGGCTGCCCTTCGCGTCAAGAAGCTGGATTGTCGGGTAGCCGCGAATGTTCTTCCCCTCAATTGCCTCGGGGTTCTGCTCGGGATTTACCATCACAACGTCAATTGTCTTCCCGCCGATGGTCTGTGTAGCACCGAGCTTAGCAAATTCGGGCTTCGTGGTCTGACAGTGCCCACACCAATCAGCATAATACATCACAAACTTATAATTACCCCCCTGATTTGCAAAACCCTCCTTCTTGTTAATAACCATTGATACATACAGGCGGTATGCTATCCAGAGGCCCACAAGCACAAGTCCAATGTATAACGCCATTTCAGCAGCTGCAGGTTGGGCCATTTGTTTCTGTATATATTTGTGGAAATTTTTTGACGGATGTTATGCGCACCAAACAAAAAAATGAATAGTCTATATTATACATTGTATCCTATAGACATGTGGATTCTTAGAAACGGCCGCCGCATCCGGGTAGATATATATCTTGACCCCATTTGGAATAAAAACGATATCTCGAGCGTTCGCAATTTAGTCGCGCGCTTTATAGCACAAGGTCATACACAAACTGATGCTGCAAGTTTAGCATCTGCAGCACTATGGAAGCGGAAATGGCCTGATACTACTTACAAACCAGCAGTTGAAAACTTGCTGAATATTCATGATTAATTACTTTGACTGTTTAGTCGTGCATTTCTATTGCGTCGTAGCGTTTCACGTGCAGCCATTTTTTTGGCGCGACATGTTTTAACTCTTGGACCTGTTGCCTTACTGCATCCAGATGAAAATGCTGATACTTCTTTGCAAAGACCATCAAAGGAGTTATGAGGCGCGTCTTCTGACATAGTTTTACAGATATAGCGTTCCATTTTATATAACCAAGCCAATACTACGCGTTTTCCTTTAATTACAGGAGCTTTACCATATTTATTTTCTGCCTTTTGCCATGCTTTGCGCCAAGGCTCAAAGGGTAGTATATCTGTTAATAAATTCCACCATTTTTGAACATACGGTATGCGCTCTTTGTATGTCATAGTATTCCACTTATTTTTTTCCTCTGGGCTGCTGATATTTTCGGGAGCGCTTTCCATAGGACTTGAACTTAATGCTTTCGAAGGCGTTGTGTTTGCAATAGAAAATAAGAAATCCCAGCCCAACATCTTGGTTGTTGCGCATGGAGTCGAAACCCATTCTTTATAACGCGATTCTATTTCCTCAAATGTAGGATTTGTTATTTTTAATAAATTTTGACCGCGTAACTTACCATTTACATCATTATGTATATTATATAACCATTTGTTCATAGGACCGAAACTATGGGGAACCGGGCGGTGCTCATAATATTCCGATAAGGAATATCTACAAAATTTACAAGGCAATACATATGGTAAGATTGTAAAGAAATCATAAATTTTGTCTGTGCGCCGTTCTTGTAATGGTGCAGCCACCGTTAAATGAAGCAAACGCCAACCACTTGGACCCCAAAAACGAGTATCCATTAGCCCTATTTTATAGAAGGATTTTTAGGCATCGGTCTAAACAATTCTACGTATGACTATATAGATGACTTCCACATGGGTGTGTTATTGTTTAGCACGTGAAGATTCGGGAGCAACTTATATTGGGGCTACTATCAATATGGCACATAGAATTCGACAGCATAACGGTGAAATAAAAGGTGGTGCCCATTACACAACAAGCGCCCTAGCAAAAGGCCACAGTTGGAATATTGTATGCACTGTAGGCCCTTTTCCTACTTCAACAGCGGCCCTACAATTTGAATGGCGATGGAAACACATTAGTCGTAAGATTGATAATACTCCTATATTGCGACGCATTATAGCAGTAGTTCGTTTACTTAACATGGATAAACCCACTTCAAAAGCAGAACTTTATAGTTCATATCCGCGATTAAATATTAATATCTATAAAAGGTGCCCTGAAACAGAGACACTATTTACCAACGAGATACTTTACGGGTCGCCCGTTTATTACGACGCATCAGGTATCCCCCCGTTGCCTGTCTTAGACTCCGATACGAAGCCGGAGTAGCTGCTCTATATCCACCGACTGCAGCCTCAGGTAAGCTTGGACTAATTTCACCAGATGCTGATACTGGATGAGGCTTATTTACCAGGTGAACTTGCTCTGTTATAGGATTATTCCATGTTGTTTCACCCGTGTTTTTGAAATAAAAAGATTTGCCTTTATTTACTTTCTTACTTACCGAACGTTTCCATCCATTAGGCAAAGGCCGCTTCGCCTCATTAGTGTTCCACCACGGTTCGTTGCGACCATTTGCGTAATGGCGCGTGCCCTTGCGCCCGTTGCCGGCGTTTGCCGGTGCTGCGCTTGGAGTTATTTCACCATTTGCTGGAACAGGATGAGGTTTGTTAACAAGAGTGGGTTGTCCATTTAATGGATTGTTCCAGCTAGTTTCGCCGTTATTTTTGAAATAAAATGATTGACCTGGATTGACTTTCTTGCTTACAGAACGCTTCCATCCATTGGGCAAAGGGCGCTTTGTCTCATTAGTGTTCCACCAAGGTTCGTTGCGACCGTTTGCATAATGACGCGTGCCCTTGCGGCCATTACCAGTATTTGTCGAATTATTATTTGCCGGTTTTGGTATTCTAATAGGCGGCGGAACAGCATTTGCCGAGCGCTTAGCAGCATTTAGTATACCAGATATTTCTGACAGATTTGTTTCTATTTTTCTAATGCGACCAGGAAGATTTGGATTGTTAGACATCTCTATATTATAGAACCGAATATAAATTAGTAGTTATTTCTACTAATTTATATATAGATGGTTATATTTATAGACCAAATTGTGATGTTGATGCCAACATCGGACGCACGCTGCTTTGTGGTTCGTAAGCTGCCTTGCACTGAACGCGGGGTTCGGGGCATGCCTGAACTTGAACAGGTGGGCAAGCCGGGCACGCTTTCGGTTCAGGGCAGTTGGGTGTAGGACATCTGGGTCTGGGGCATGGTGGGCATTCGCCAATCTTACAAGGCTTTGAGCACGTGCTAATACAGGGTGGGCACTTTGGAACCGACGATTTAAGTACATATTTAGACATATCAGGTTGTGATGGGCATTCGGTCTTTAGCATATAACGTGTCATATCTGGCATAGGCGGGCATGGCGGAACAGACGATTTAAGCACATATTTAGAAGGGTCGGGAACCGGGCATGGCGCCGGTGAACTATATACATGAGCTGGTGGGCCTGGGCGACTACGGCTGCGGCTACGGCTACGGCTACGGCTGCGACTACGACGGCGCCGGGGTCTTTCTTTGTATATGACTGTCGATGTAGACGCCGGGCAATTGCATTTTACGGGCGGTAATTTACAGGTAGGGCACGGGCGTGGTGGTGGCCCGCATCCACATTTTGGCCTCGATTTCCCGCATACATTACACGATCCTGATGCGAATCCTTCAATCGGTTTTACTTGTGTTTTACGTCCTAAAATATAACCAGCTATGACCGATACTACGGCTATTAAGACGAACGCGGATAGCGTATATGAAAATCCACTGGAGTTCTTCATCCCTAACATTTAATAATAAAGTTTAACGGGCATAAACTCATGTTTGAGTTTATTCCAATATTTATAATTTATTATATAAATTATAAATTATAAAATAGTATTAATATCAAAACAAGGAGTTCTTGTCTCTGTTTACCATAGGTGCTTGGGTAACAGAGGCGTCAGATTTCGGACAACCAAACATCTCAGGATACCATTCTCCCCACATTCTACCCAATCTATTACAGACCATTTTGTAGTTGCCACGCCATGAATAATCCTTGCCAACATCTTCCTTTGGATTTTTAACACACCCAAATTCGTGTGGGTCACCAATACCTGAATCACGAATCTGTGAACACAAAAATAGCGCGCGCTTCTTGTAATCGGGGCCTGTTGTTTCACTGTCAAAAGATGAGGCTGAGCCTCGAAGGGCTATTTCTTCAGTTGACATAGTATATCCAGGGCGGACACGCCAATCGTTTGATGCTATTGGCGGTTGCAGTGCTTCAATAATTTTACCCTTCATAGGAGCTGGTGATGCGCCGACCGGTTCTACTGGTGTTGGAACATAGGGTTCAATAGAGGCTGGGGCGTTATTACCGTTAAATGATTCATATGCTCCAAGTGGCTTAGATGATTGAGCTATGCGGCGCTTATTTTGTGCGCCAAACTGCTGTTTAAGCGTCGCCATTTCTATCATTTTCGAAGCCAACTCGTTTTCTGTTAGCGAACCAGAATCTATCTCTTTACTGATTGCACGAATACGTTCCATAATGCGCCGTTGCATAGTTACTTCTGGGTCATATCCTAAGCGCACTTCCCAAGATAAATCGTTAGTTGCTGACCGTAACTGTTGTAAAAGAGCAGCTGCATTTAGAGAACCGATATCTGCACCGTTTCCGCCGGCAGAATTTCTGCGACCACGGCTGCCACTTCGGCTACGGCCACGGCTGCCACTTCTGCTACGGCCACGGCTGCCACTTCGGCTGCGACCACGGCTGCCGCTTCGGCTACGACCACGGCTGCCGCTACGACCACGTCTTCGTTGAGCTGCCTTGGGACGTGGAATAGGCTTTATTGAGCTCTGGGCATCATTTATTTCATCCAAAAATCTACTCAAATCTTTCTTTGTAAATGGAACATCCTCGATACTCATATCTCCGCGACCAACTTTTGTCATGATATCCGATAAATCAAGGCGAATACGTTCCAGATTTTTAATTCTATTTTTAATATCTGGAGAACCGGAACGTTTCTCTTCCAGTTTCTTTTCTTCACGTGTAGCACGGTCAACTACGTTTTCAATATCAGCCATTGTAACATCACCCATGCGACCAGCTTTTCCTGAACGGCTGGAAGAGCGGCGTGAAGATTTGCCAGGCCCTTCTTTTGACATACCGCCTCCGCGAATTTCTTGTATTGCAGTTGTGTATTTCTTTTGTTCGCGTAATATAAATGGCTTGTAATCGACTATTGAACCTGTATCTATTTGAGATTGTAATCTTATAATGTAGGCGATTGAATTCGCATGCAGAAGAGTGTATCTTTTATTCTTATATAGTCGTTTCATATTGGGTTCATATAAGCTGCTATATGTTTTCATTAACTCTAATAATTCAACTAAATCCTTGAAAGATGCCAAAGACTCGGAAGAGTCTTTTGTGGTAGCGCCGGGCATTGTGTTGGGAACAGTACTGGACCCACCCGTTTTAGGAATTTTGGCCTGCTTTTTGTTAGCAGGACCACCAACAAATCCTTCTTTATGACTTGATTGCCATACATATTTAACTGCGACAATTGCAACAATTGACAAAATGGCAACAACTAGCCCTAGCACGTACGCCGAGCTCATCTTCCCTGTGCTTACTTGAGATTACATCCCCAACAAGGTATCGAATCCTTGCGGACATACTGGCTCATATCGGGCATAGTTGGACAGATGGTGCTTTCTCCAGTTGTTGCCGATACAGTTATAGTATCAGGGTATCCAACAAGTGCTGCATCAGCAATTTCAGCTGTGGCTTGCTCTAATGTTCCCCGCATTCTACCGTCAGCAAATCTGCGGGCACGTTCAATAGAAGGGCCACCTCTGGGATACACTACGGGGTAAGCGCTACCACTTGCTCCATATGCTACTGGGCTACGACCACGGCTGCCGCTGCGACTTCTACTACGGCCGCCGCTGCGGCTTCTGCCCTTACGTCCACGGCTACCGCTGCGGCTTCTGCCCTTACGTCCACGGCTACCGCTGCGGCTTCTGCCCTTACGTCCACGGCTACCGCTGCGGCTTCTGGATTTGCCCTTACGTCCACGGCTGCCACTGCGGCTTCTGCCCAGCTTCTTCCCCTTACGTCCACGGCTGCTGCTGCGGCTTCTGCCCAGCTTCTTTCCCTTGCGCCCACGGCTGCTGCTGCGGCTTCTGCCCAGCTTCTTTCCCTT